ATCGGTATTTCATACTTATTAAAAAGGGTCAAAGTATTTTGAAGATCTTCTCTTAATTTAACTCTACGAAAAAAATTTTTTACGTCAATATATTCGAGAGATGAATTCTTATCTTTAAAAAACGATGGATATTTTATATTAGGTAATTCTCTAAAGTATGCCATTAGAAACCAACCCCTCCTGCATCATCATAATCAACATCATAAATTGGTTCTAACTCTTTAAATGATAGGTCAAGTTGCATTGATATTGGTGATGCATCATCGTATGTCGCATAAACTCCTTCACCCGTATAGTTAACAGATATATTTGTTAAGAAACATTGTTTGAATTTGTGTAGGAATGGGTGCTCACTATTTCCCTTTTTATATCTTATTTCAAACACATTTGGAGTTTTCAAGAATACACCTGACCCACCCACAGATCCAGTATTCTTGGTTTTAGGTGCCATGTTTGATTTAAATGATCTAATTATATTCTTACATTCTTGTGCTTCTTGAGGACTTCTAGGGGTCATTTTAAATGAGAAATTAAAACTTCTTAACGAAGGCCCGTTGAATAACAACTCCATGTTAGGATTGAAAATCTGACCTGTCTGTCTTGCCATTAATTGAGCAGCAGACACGTTACCTCCAAGTGCACCTAATGCAGCTGATGTTGCCTTTGCAGAAACAAAATCTGATGCTGCATCCATAATACTTGCATCAGTGCCCATAGCATTTTTCATTTCTTGTGACATCTTACCTTTTGCTGCTTCCACACCATCTTTATCATTACCTAACATCCCTGACAAAATTTCTCCACCGCCTTTAATTCCTGATGTAATCACACCTGCAGCAGCACCCATAAGAGTATTCATTTTACTTTCACCATAATCTACTGCATTACCATCTTGAATATTTGATGGCATTTGTAATATAATACTACCAAGTATTTTTGTTGCTTTATCTCTTGTTCCTTGTGGCCCGATACGACGACTTCCGGGTGAACCAACTAGACTCCCACCACTTCTTTCTTTTACTGGTTGATACTCAACTATTGTAAAACTCATATAGTCAGTAGATTCAGTCAGTGCCTCAAGTGGATAACGAAATCCTCCAGATTTAAATAATTTTTTGACCACTCCACCAGTACCACCAAAATTAGGGACTTTTCTTAATCTATTTTGCCTTGATGCATCGAGCATCGCCAAAATTTCTTCAGCCTGATTGGGATTAGCTTTCCTAATTCTTTCTTCTACTGTAAGAGTTTCTTCACTATTATATTGTGCCATATCTATTTTTTTAACTATTTAGACGCATTCTACCGAAAGGTAGTGCTTGTAGATCTTTTATCTCTTCTGGATACACACGATATGTGCTTCCTGATACATTTGAGAATGAATATGAACGTGCTTCTCCATGATGAAAATTAGTTCCACGAAAACCCCATGAGTAAACATCTGTGACTGCTACAAGAGGGTTTGCATCATATCTACCACTTGATGATGGTTGATATGAAAATAGAAAAAATTGTCCTACTTGTGGTGAAGAAATTGAGTCACCCACCACTTGAGTTATTTCTGACATTAATTCATCTGGATCTTCAATGCCGATTAAACGGTCTAATACTGGACTGATACGATTCATTTGATTCCGAGTTCGTCCTCTGTCATAACCTTAAATTCATACAATCGATCTTTACAATACTCTGACGCTGCTTTCCATTTTGCTTGATTGCGAGCATATTCATAAGTTTCATAAAGATAACTCTTTGTCTGTCTTTTTGGTTTCTTAGGAGGTTTGAGTTGTTTTTTTGGTTTGATTTCGATAATGTATTTTTTTACTTTACCGGTAGTCTCCTTAAGTTTAACATAAAAATCAGGAAAGTATCTATGTACCTTATTATCAACAGGAGAGCGATATGGTATAGCAATTTCTTCACTACCCCATTCAAGAATATTCTCGTTCAAATCACAATAAACCATGAACTTTCGTTCCCAAAGTGATCGATAAATGATGTTTGATGAGTTTCCTTTGTACTTTCGCGGGTATGATGGTTGATATCTCCCTTTATATGACATAAATATATAAAAACAAAGTCATAAAGGTATTTAGTGTGTCATTAGTATCAAAAATAACCATGACTGATGCCAAAGTCAAATTTGGTAAGTTATCGTTAAATAATCAATATCAAGTTCATTTCGCTGGATTTAATTCAAGCGTTCAAAACTATCTCCGAAATAATGTAGGAATACTCAACGCAGATGATTTCATATCTCGTGAAATGGGTATTTTATGTTTTGATGCATCTTTACCTGCAACTGCCCTAGCGACTGCTGAAGTAAAGGATAATTTTATGGGTGTACCTCAAGAGTTCGCTCATTCAAGATTATACACAGACATTGACTTTTCTTTCTATGTTGATCAAGACTACACATTACTAAGAATATTTGAGGGATGGATGGATTATATTACCAGTGGTGCCGAAGGTGAAGTTGGTGATTTGCAAAAACCATATTATCGTAGAATGAGATATCCGGATTCTTATAAAGTATCCTCCATTTACATTTCAAAGTTTGAGAAAAATCTTGATCGTGCATTATCATACCAGTTCATCAATGCTTTTCCAAAGTCAATCACACCGATTCCAGTAACTTATGGTAGTGCAGATATTTTGAAAGTTTCTGTGAGTTTTAACTATGATAGATACGTGGTCAATCGAAAGAGAAGACAACCTAGTATTCTTTCGACTGGATTTGATATATTCAATTCATTTAGAAAAGAACCTAAAAAATCTGAAAAGACCAATTCAGCTGAATACTCCGAAACCTTTCTCAATAACGTATTGACAAAATATTAAAAAATGTTATAATGTGATATAAATAAAACACTGAATGAAATATTATGCCTTTACCCAAGATTAATACTCCAACTTATGAGTTGACTCTTCCTTCAAATAGAAAAAAAATTAAATACCGTCCTTTTTTAGTTCGTGAGGAAAAAATACTAGTCCTCGCTTTGGAGTCTGAAGATCAAAAACAAATTACTGATGCGATCATACAGATTATTGGTGACTGTTTAATTACTAAGAACATTGATGTTACTAAATTACCAACATTTGATATTGAATATCTTTTCTTAAATGTTAGATCAAAGTCGGTGGGTGAGACCGTTGAAGTAAATGTGACATGCCCTGATGATGGTAAAACTAAAGTTGAAACATCTATCAATATAGATGATATAAAAGTTGTAAAGAATAAAGATCACAAGTTAATCGTTCAACTTGATGAAAAGTATTCAATGAAATTAAAATATCCATCATTAGATCAATTTGTTGAAAACAATTTTGATTTTGAAATGGCAGCACCAAATGAGTCAGTATCGGCAGCAATGAATATGCTATCGTCATGTATTGATATGATTTATGATGAGGAGGAGAGTTGGGATGCATCTGAAAGCACTAAAGAGGAACTTGATGAGTTTATTGATCAACTCAATACTAAACAATTCCAACAGGTAGAAGAGTTTTTTAGAACTATGCCTAAATTAAGTCACAAATTGAAGGTTACAAATCCTCAAACCGGTGTTGAATCTGAAGTTATATTGGAGGGTCTGGCAAGTTTTTTCAGTTAGGTATGGCCCACATGAGTCTGGAGTCATACTATAAAGTTAACTTTGCCTTGATGCAGCATCATAAATACTCTTTGACGGAGATAGAAAATATGATGCCTTGGGAACGAGATGTCTATGTAACTCTCTTAAGACAGTATATTGAAGAGGAAAATTTAAAAGCACAACAACGTAGATCATAGTGGCAAAAGCATTACCAAAAATTAATGACGTTAATAAAACATCCATGAAGGATGTTTTGGATGATGGTGCTCCTAAAAAAGGAAGAGGTAGACCAAAAAAGTTTCAGACACTTGCAGAGGTAGAGGCAGATATTAATCTTAGAGAGTATCAAAAACTAAAGAAAAAATTTGATAAATTAAAAGCATCAAAAAAGGCAAAAATAACTCCAGCGAAAATTTCTCCTACGTTTTATCCTTTAGATGCAGGACTTAAATTAGAGGAAGAGAATAAAGTACAGACAGAAAAGATAACAAAAATAATTTCAATACAGAAATTACACAAAGAAAATCATCAAAAAGAAAAGTCTGAAATAGCAGAAATCAATAATGTATTGACTGGAATTGTAGATTTTATTAAAGCGGACTATGAGTCAAGAGTTGATGCAGTAGATAAAGAAAATGATCAAATAAAAGAGGATGCTGCTAAAGAAGATCAGAAGCAAAAAGAAAAAGGATTGGAAGCAACCGGTAAAAAAACTGGTGAGAAAATAGGTAAAAAAGCAGATGGTGTTTTATCTCCTGTTAAAGGTATATTTCAAAGATTGATGGATGCGATAACTGCGGTGGGATTAGGTATTGTTGGAAATGCTGCCTTTAAATTTCTTGCAAGACCAGAAATTTTTGAAAAGTTAGGTGGAGTTTTTGATTTTATTACAAAACATTTTAAATGGGTTCTTGGGGGACTTGGTGCAATTGCTTTGATTGGAATCATCGCACCTATTGTCGCTGTGGCATCTGCTATTGGGACAGTAATTGGTGCGATAGCAGCTGCTGCAGCCATTGTTGCTAAGATTGCTCTAATAATTGGAGGTATAGTTTTATTAATTAAAGGTGCCACTGACGTTTTTAAATGGTTGCGTGGTGACATGCTTGGAGACTCAAAAGTGTCTGATGCAAGAAAAGAGAATAGAGAACTGATGAAGGAACAAGGTGTTGAGAAAGCACACATAAGTGGTATTTTTGGTGAGAGATATCGTGTGGAACGTGATGGTGAGATGGTTAAATTGAAGTATAAAGAACTTACTCCAGATGAACAAGCAATTGTTGATCAATTTAAAGCGAGAGATCAAGAAATTAAAGATCTTACTAAAGAAAGAAATGATGAGAAAAAAGCAGAGAGAAAGAGAATAAAAAAAGAAAGGAAGGAATCTGATGAACATGCAGAACTCAAAGCAATGCCAAGAGGAAAGGAAAGAGGTGAATTATTTGATGCTTTCCATAAAGAGACAAACAGATTAGTAAAAGAAAGGCATGATGAGATTGAAGCAGAATTTGAAAAAAAATTAAATTATAGAAAAATAGGTGGAGATGCCTCTGGACTTACGATGGTTGGTGAGGATGGCCCTGAAATTGTTGATTTTAAAACTGCTGTGAATGTTGTTCCGGCACATCGAACACAGGAAACCCTTAAAACATTGGGAGAGAGTGGTGGTATGAATATCATATCTATGGATTTACCACCAATTAAAGCACCAACACCAGAAGTTTCTACATCACAACAGGTTTCAAGTAATGATGTGGAAATTATTCCCTCTGTAAATCCATTTAATACTTACATGGTTCTCACTCCAGAAATATTAAAGATTAGTTAATGTCATCCACAGCAGAATTAAAAAAAATAAAACTTAACGTCACTAATATTAGAAGTGTACTGTTGGATGGTAAGAAGGCAGTTGATGAAAAAAAGAAAGACCGTGAGGATTTTTTACAAAAACTAGCAGAGGAGAAAAAACAGAAACAAGAGGAGAAAGGTCTTGAAAAACCTATCAAACCTACACAAAAAAAACCTGATTTAAAATCACCTGTTAAATCATCGATGGGATTAATGGATAGAATATTTAATTTTGTAGGTGCAATAGTTGGAGGTATTATCGTAAAGGCACTTCCAGAAATTATAGATGCTGTGAAAAAAATTATGAAACAAGTGAAACCAATATTTGAAAAAATAGTAGAGGGTCTTAAACCAGTTTTTAATTTTATAGGAGATTTATTTAAAGATAAGGGAACATATGATTCTGAAAAAGAAAAAGTAGATGGAGATATTGAACAGGCACAACTTGCTGGTAAAGATATTGATGCTCAAGGAGGCGAGTTAAATAAGGCAAGTGATGAAATTGTAAATGAAAATAAAGGATTAAACGCAAACGCAAATGCTTTGGGTGGTGAAGAAGATGGATTAAAGAAAGATCGAGAAGAGAAAAAAGAAGAAAAGGATGAGGATAATGATAATTCTACAAATGATGATTCTACTGATGTTGAGTCTAATGAAAATATAACAGTAGAGAATCTTGGGCCAACTTCCGCATCTGTAGTCACCAAAATGGTTGATGGGAAGGAAGTGGTTGTGACTGATATGGATGAATCTCTTAAATTACAGAATGAAGCAAGAAATATGTTGAAAAATGCTACATCAGGTGATGGTGAAGTAGTGTCATCAACAGAAATAACAAGTGTTACAAACGTTATCGTTCCACCCGTAATGCCTGTAAAAGAGAACTTTCCTAGAACAAGACAAGGAAGAAGGAATTTTAGAAATGCGTACAAACAATATGTTATTGAAATGAAGGAGTATAATAAAACACAACAAAATCTTGTAAAACCGAGTGAAAGTAATAAAAATGGACTAAGTGCGTTAAATACTACAGGTGGACTAACCAGTGCTAATGGTTCAGGAAGCACAACAGTTGTTTATCAAAGACAAGTTGTTGAAGTAGCAGTACCAGTACAAGTATAATGTCACAGAAAGCATCAGCCCCAGCAATATATGAAGTTCTTACGATAAGTAAGGATGGTAAAGAGTCAGTGTTAAAGGCAAAGACTATCAACTTTAATTATTATGAAAGTTTATATTCTCCCGTCATCACTGCAAATATGATGTTTGTTGATGCAGGTGGATCAACCACTGATGATAAAAATAATATTACAAGTATAAAAGAGGGATTACCAATCACAGCACTAGAAGATGTTCAGGTAAAGATACAAACTAAATTTGGTACTCTTGATTTTACAAAGGATGCTTTTAAGGTTACAAGTTCACCTATAATGCATCAAGAAGCAAATAGAATGACTGTATTATTAAATTTAATTAATGATAAAGAAATAAAAAATTCAGAGTTACCGATATTTGATCGATTTGTTGGTAAGATAAGTGATACAGTTACAAAGATACTACAACAAAAATTACAGATTAGTCAGGATAAAATAGATGTGGAATCAACAAAAAATTCTTATGGTATTACAGGTAAAGGTAGGGGTGCATTAAACATAATTTTAGATTTATGTCGAAGATCAGTCCCTGTTAAAGGTGATGCTGGATATTTTTTCTATCAAACACAGGATGGATTTAATTTTAAATCTATCGATTCCTTATTATCTCAAGATTCAAAACAAAAATATGTTTATTCTGGAGCATTAAAAGAGAATCTTGAAAATAGTGATAATGATTTTAAGATATTGACTGCACCTAGAATTAAAAAAGATCAAGACATCACAAAAGCACTAAAAAATGGAACATATATCAATCGTAATGTATTTTTCAATCCACAAACTTTCGAGCATAGTGAAATTGTGTTTAGTGTTGATAAAGATGGTGTTAAAAAAACTTTAGGTGGTGATTTACCAATTAAACCAGAAGATGTGAAAGGGTTTACAAAAACAAATCACCATATTCTTGATATTGGTTCATTTGAGACACAGAATCAAAATCCGAATAATGATCCAAGAGAGTGGCAGGCCACTTCACAAATGAGATATAATTTACTTCATTCAATTGTAATTAATATTCAAATACCATGTAATACAGAATTAAGGGCGGGAGATATAATTGAGATTGACATTGAATCACAACAAGAAGATAAAGTTGAATCTCCAACTGATGAGCAACAGAGTGGTAAATTTTTAATTTTACATTTGTGTCATCATTTTGATACTCTAAGATCTTATACATCACTTACCCTTGTTCGTGATTCATACGGAATCAGGAGGACTAAAGACTGATGAAGGAAGAATTATTTGAAAGTTTTTTTACAGGAGGTGCAGAGTTCTGGATCGGTAAAGTTGTATCGATTGATGCTCAGAAACAAACCGCACAAGGATTTAGTTGGGGTTGGAGATATAAGGTTCGTATTTTTGGCACATATTCCAATAGTGATAATATTGAGGATAAAGATTGTCACACAGCAATGGTAATGCTTGGTGTGACTGACGGAAGTGGTGGTGGAGGAAGAACAAGAGCAGTTCGTATCACACAACATGATATAGTGTTTGGATTATTCATGGCCCCTGATCAAAATTTTCCTGTAATCATGGGTGTTCTTGGTCGAAATAAAAGCACCATTACTGGAGGTGGTAAGTTTGGCATTCTCTCTGGATTTACAAAGTTTTTACAAAGAGGATTAACCGAAGATCAAGAATTTAATGAGTGTGATTCACTTAATATTCCAAAAGTAAAAGAAAATAGTTCCAAAGGAAATGGAAGAGGTAGAAGAGTAAATCGAAATCAATTATCACAAATGGGTGAAACAAGCACTGAATCCCAAGTTAATACAAGAATCGAACCAGAGGGATCAACTCAGTATGATACTGAAGGATTGGATCAAAGTGAAATTGATGCTGCTATTGCAGAAGAACAACAATTTATACAATCCCAGAACGGTAATTACACCGACAGTAAGATTATTAAAGAGACTGATAAATAAACATGGAGATATAGTATCATGGCAGAAATTTTAACAAAAGAGAGTGAAACAGGAGAATTGGAGATTTTTACTAGTGCACCTCCTGTAAATCTTAGTGCTGAACAAAAAGAAAACTTTACTACAATAATTAGGGATAACTCACCATATCTTCAGGATAAAATAAAAGAATTGAAGACAAAATATCCTGAAGATCTTGGCGATGTGTCAGCTATAACTGATAGTGAAATATCTGATTTAAGTGAAATTGACGCTTCTAAATTAGCAAGTAGACTTAATAATTATCAGAAAATTGCATTACCAGACGTTGCCTCAATATCCTCTACCACTGGATTTACAGTTATCGCAGCAGATCCTAATAGTGCTCGATTTGCTGAGAGGACTGATACTGCATTAAAAAATTTCTTTAAAGTTGCGTCAAAGACCGAAAACTTTAACTTAGATATGTCAACTGAGTTGCAGAAATTGACGAAAATGGTCGGTAACTTTTCAAAAACATTTATTGGTAAAATATCAGATTCATTAGGACAAGGACTTATCTCCTTTATGGATTCAAGCATGATGAATCAAGCAAATTTGATATTTACACAATATCAACTTGCACAACTTCCTAGATCATTAGCATTAAAAGCAGTTAAATCATTTCAGTCTTCATTAATAGGCCCAACTAATAAACTCTTTGATGGACTTGGATGTCTGACAGATAAGGTTGTTGGTGCGATGTCTGGTGTTATCAGTGATATGTTGACATCTATGACTAAAAATATGTTAAATGCACCAACTTGTGCGACTCAACAGTTCATAGGTGCTTTAACAAATAAAATCGCAGATGCCATGAGTAACGTTATCTCTCCACTTCTTGGGCCTATTCAAAGTATTTTAAGTCCAATTGGTGCAGTCTTTAATGTTAAAGATAAGATTATGGGTGGAATTGATTTCATGAGTAAGGTAGGTGGTTTATTTAAATGCACCTTACCAGAGAAACAAACATCATCATTTAAGTATTCAATTGATGGATTACTTAAAAAAGATCTTGGAGGATCTGAGCATAAGTCTTTACTTGATGGAGCGATGAATGCTGCTGCTACAACTAATTCTTTCTTAGATAAGGCACAAGCGGGTTTATCAAAATTTGAACAAGCATATGGAAAGTGGTCAATATTTGGATCTCCCGTAGATAGTGGTGGTGCTCACGAAAGTGCTTTTACTGGTGGAAATTGTTACACAGGAAATCAATTTGCATGTGGCCCGGCAGATGTAGACTTTTTTGGTGGAAATGGTGGTAGTGGTGCTAAAGGAAATGTAATACTTGGTAATTTTTTAACAAAATTTGATAAGGATGACTTATATGGTAGTTTTAAGAAAACAGCGAGCATAATCGGAGTTGAGATTACTGATCCTGGCTCAGGATATACTTCACCTCCACTTATTTCTTTTGGAGATAGATGTGATCAGGGATATGGTGCTTATGGAAAAGCAAATATTGATAAAAATCCAGCATCACCGACTTACGGGCAGGTAACATCGGTCACAATGACAAGCATTGGTGAAAATTATCCTATTGATGCTTCTAAAACAACTGTCAACGGACAGTTCCCAGAAGTCTTTATTGATGATATAATAATAGAAGATCCCGGATCTAATTATCAAGAAGGTGATTTTATTAGCGATGACATACGACCTGTGATCGAAACAAACCCAGAATCACCTAATTTTGGTAGAATTATAGCAATTGAAATTGTTGAACAAATACCCTATGATATATTTCCAAATATGACTGTAACATCTGAAACTGGTTTTGGAGCAGTTATTCGACCAATTATGTCAACTATCAAGACTCAGGTTACACCCGAAGAAGTCGTTGAAAATGGTGCTGTTAGGAGAGATAGAGCAGTTAGAGACATACAAGGTCGTGAGGTCAAACAGGTATTTAAGGTTGTACAGTGTGTTGGTACTTATCCAGCAATGACAATCACTCCTCTTACACCTCAAAAACCCATCATTCAAGATGTAGAGGAAACACCAGAACCACCTACCCCAGAGATAAATGTTCCCGACACCACTACAACGAGTCAAATTGACACAAGTGTTGATACTACGACTCCAACAACTGATACATCAAGTCAACAAGCGACTGGACAGAGTAACACTCCTCCTCCTGCTAGTCCTCCTAGTGGTGGCGGGTCTGAGGGATCAGGTGGGGGCTACGGATACTAATTATGAGTCAAAAAGAAAGTAGACAACTTGAACTGTTTGGAGGAAAACTCCTTTTTGAAACAGGAACTGATGAGCAATCAAATGCAGGCCCTGCTGCATATATTATGGAATCATCAACTCAAGATAAAACTAAGTATAGTCAGAGTTTGCATGAGGGTAGTGGACTTGCGAGAGTAAGTGCTGATAAAACACTACAGATAGAGTCTGGTGCAAAATGTGATGTCAATGAAGCAGGATTAAATTTAACAGTTCATAACGGAAATTCTATCATCACTAATATGAATGGAGATATTTCTATTCAAGGTAGAAAAATAACAATTGGTGCACATGATGAATTAGTATTACAAGCACCAAAAGTAAGGATTGGTTTTCTTGGTGGTGAAACAACGGATATTAACTTAGTTAGTGGTAAAATAAAATTTAAAGCAACAGCTTCATGCAAGTTAAATAATAAGATTTTATATAGTGGTACATTCGCTGCTTTTGCAAGAGCATTCGTATCTGTTAATAAATGGTATAACAGTCTTCCTTCAGGTTAATGGCAGATTATAAAGAACAAGGTGTATATCAAGAAGGTAATTCATTATTTGATGATATCTTTGCGTTTGGCGATCTTGAAGTACAAAACATTAATGTTGTTGGAATTATTACAGCAAAAACATTTTCTGGTGTTGATGCAACTTCATTAAAAGATGATGGTGGAACTGTTAAAATACAGGCAACAACAACGGGTGCAACTCATTCAGGTCGTGCGTTATTTAATGAGGTAGAGTTACAAGGCAAAGTATATGATAGTGATGGAACTTTTGGTTCAAGCGGACAAGTTTTATCATCAGACGGAACTGACATGGCATGGGTGAACGCAGGTTCTTTATCAGCTGGATCAGCAGCACAGGTGAGTGTAGCAAATGAAGCATCAGATACAACTTGCTTTCCATTATTTTCTACTGCAGCAACAGGAAATTTACAAACAAAGAGTAATTCTAATTTAACTTTTAATTCATCAAATGGAACTTTAAGTGCAACATCTTTTTCGGGAAATCTGTCAGGAAATGTTACTGGAACTATACAAACAGCAGCACAAACTAATATTACATCAGTTGGCACACTGACTGGACTGACTGTAAATGGAACAGTCAATGTAAATAGTGGAAATCAAATTCAATTATATACCTCTGCTAATAATCTAAGAGGTCAAATTGAAGCAACAGAAACAAATGATGCTCATTTGATCATTGCAACGAGTGGTGGAGAGGATATTGCATTTAAAGATGGTAGTCCATCTAGTGGTACAACTAATATGATCATCAGGGGTGATGGTAATGTAAGAATTCCAAATGGTAACTTAACTGTCTCCGGTGATATAAATGCGAATGGAAATATAGTCGGTGATAATTCCACAGATATAACTGGCATAGATGCTATCACTGCATCATCTTTAACAGGATCTTTACAAACAGCAGCACAAACAAATATCACATCAGTTGGTACACTGTCTGGATTAACAGTCGATGGTAATGTTATTTTAGATAGCACGAGTAATTATCTTCATATTAAAGGTGCACTTTATGATAAGGATGGACAGTCTGGATCTAATGGTCAGGTTCTTGTATCTACAGGGTCACAAGTAAATTGGGCAGATCAAAATACTTTGACTGCAGGTAATTCACAAAATATAAACATTGCTGAGAGTGATACTAATTCTAATTTTCGTGTTACATTCTCTCTAGCTCCGAATTCAGTTGGTGGAAATACTTTACTTTCCGATAATCAATTTACTTACAACGCATCTTCAAACACTGTAACAGCTGGCACGTTTAGTGGTTCAGGTGCAAGTCTGACAAGTTTAAATGCAAGTAATATTAGCTCAGGAACACTCGCTGATGCAAGATTGTCTAACTCAAGTCTTTTTGTAACGGGAATGATAATTATGTGGAATAGTACCGTAGCATCAATACCAACTGGATGGGTATTGTGTGATGGCAATAATAACACACCAGATTTGAGAAATCGATTTGTTGTTGGTGCCGGTACTGGTGGTAATTATTCTCCGGGTGACACTGGTGGTGCTAACTCTGTAACTCTAACGGTTGCTCAGATACCAGCACACACTCACACTTATGAGAGAACTGATGTGGGTATAAACGTTAACGATAGACCATGGCCTGCAAGTAATAATGATTGTGACATGACAACACAAAACACAAGTTCAACAGGTGGTGGACAGTCACACGAAAACAGACCACCATACTATGCTTTATGCTATATCATGAAAACCTAAAATGTTCATGAGTTGACAAAAATACCTATATATGCTAGTATAATAAAAAATCGAGGTCTTTCATGAACGATGCATCAGTAGTAAAGACGATAGTAGACATCTGCTCAAGGTCTTTTAAAAT